TCTCCATACCGCTTGGACAGGCTGGACGCTAGCAAGCTTTCAACCGAGCAGATAATAGAAATCCTCTCTGCTCTCTCAGAGAAGAGCGATGGCTGAAAACGAATTGATCTCCATTCTCGAAAGGGAACTATCGAGACGCGGAGTTAGAAGCTCTGAAGCCAACATCCCATTCTCTGAATTCGTCTCCAAACATATAACACCAACCGCCCAACAGAAAGAGCTGATATGTGCGATAGAAAGGGGAGACAAGCGCATAATGGTGTGTGCCGGCCACGGCGTGGGCAAGTCTGCGATAGCGGGTCTGCTGGCCATCTGGTACTTGCGGCAGCATGATCCGGCTCTTGTGCTGACCACAGCCCCGACCGCCAAACAGGTCAGCGATGTTCTGTGGGGCGAGATACGCAAGCACTACAGGGGCCCAGGCATGGCGCCTCGGGCTCCGTTGATCAGGCTGGGCCACAATAGACAGGCCATCGGCATAACTGTGAGCCAACCGGAGGCGCTGCAGGGTCGCCACTGTCCAAACACCCTGGTGATAATCGACGAAGCCACGGGAGTTCCAGGGGAGATCTGGGACGCCTGCGAAAGCATTGTGGCCGGTGGTGGGATCATGGTCGCCCTGACCAATCCGACCGACACATCGAGCAGGTGCAAGCGAGAGTGGGACAGCGGCAGATGGACAAGGTTGGTCTGGAGCTGTCTTGACCACCCGAACATCACCGAAGACGCCGGCATACCCGGTGCCGTAACCCCCGAGTGGGTAGCCACCATGTTCGAGGCATGGAGCCACGATGGGGAGGATGTCGTTTGGGCCGGGAAGACCTGGGCGGCCACGCCGGTGATTCAGGCCAGGGTGTTGGGTATGTGGCCGAGCTCGGACGCTGGCTGTGTGTTCGCGGCCGCCATAGCCGCCATGGACGCGCCGAAGGAGGCCATCGGCACGAAGGTGGTGGCTGTGGATCCGGCCGGGTATGGCGAAGACCACACGGCGATCGTGGTACTGATTGGTGACGTTCTTGTCGAACACGAATTGATTTCAGAATCCTCTCTCTCTGGAATAACGGCTGCAGTAAACGCCGTTATAGACAAATACGGCGCAGACGTGGTGGTGTACGACGCTGTGGGACTGGGTCACGGCCTGCGAGACATGCTTCCAAACGCGGTTCCTTACATTGGTAATCAGAGGGCTATCGACAGCAGAACATACGCCAACAGACGCGCCGAGAGCTACGTCAACCTGAGCCGGCGACGTATCTACGTGCCTGATCGCTATGCAAGACAGCGATTGACCGAGGAAATGAGGGCTGCGACGTTGAAGATCGGCAGCAAGCTATCCCTGACGGAGAAGGCCGATGTGCGCAAGCATATAGGCCGCAGCCCCGATCTGCTGGATGCTCTCGCCATGGCCGCCGATGCGGCCACTGTCAAACCCTGGTGGGCTGAACTGTGAGAATATGGCCATTTAATCGGCCTGCGGCTGGGGCGCGGGCCGTTGAGCGCGAAGCAAAGCCGGTGCTGGGGCCGACCAAGGATCAAGCTTGGTCCGTGCCGTATCCCATAGGCGTGTATTCTGTTGCGCGCAACAGGGTCACGCCGCAGCTGATGCGAGAGATAGCCGATCGCAGCGACGTGGTCAGCTCGTGCATCGGGTATTTGGTCAGGTCAGCCAGCGTAGTGCCGCTGTATGTCGCTGGTCCGGATGCGGCCAAAGCCGAGGAGATGCTGAAGCCCTGGGGTGGAATAGGCGGCGAGGGGAATCGCAGGAGCAACCTCGAGGCGATGTTGCTCCGCGACATACTCACCATAGGCAGGTGCGCCGTGTGGGTGGATACTCTGGGCCAGAGAGCCCTTCCCCTGGATGCCGCCACCATACATCCGCGGCTTGTGGACAACGGTGCGCTGGATCCCGAGAAGCCGTATGAGCAGCGGGTGCACGGCAGCGTCGTCACTGTGTTCGGCCCAGACGAGATCGTCGTCGACGGCCTCTATCCAACCACCGCCGGGCCGTACTACCTCAGCCCGATCGAGGCCTGTTTGGACGCCGTAGAGGCCCTGATCGCCTGCGACGAGTACAGGCGCGGATACTTCAAGTACGGCGATGCGCCTACGAGGCTCATGGAGATACCGGACACCATGAGCCGAGAGATGGCCGACGCCTTCCTGCGTGACCTGCACTCCAGGCTCTCCGGAAGCGTCGAGAGGCACAGGATCATCCCCGTGCCTCAGGGATGCAAGCTCGTCAACAACAGCGAGCCCGTGCTGGATTGGAGCGACTATGAGCGCAGTCTGATACACAGAATCTGCGCCGTGTACGGAGTGTCTCCGGCCGTGATCGGCTATGAGGGGGACATTTACAAGTCGAGCCAGGAGACGGCTGTGGACAGCACCGTCGCTTGGGGTCTGACGCCGCTTCTCGAGATCAGGGCCAGCGTCTACACACGGATATTCCGCTCGTTCGGCCTGGACGCGGAGGCGACGAACGGCGAACCCGACGAGATTGGCGACGAGGTGGAGAGATCGCTCAGAATGTGGGAGAAGAGATGCCTATCCAGGATCAGGCGCAAGCGGTCTCCATACTGCGAAAGCCCTGGTGGCATTCCCAGAGAAACGGAATCGCTGATTCAGAACAGATTGAAGACAGCCAAAACGGCGCACGACGTAAGGATGATATTCAGAGATGATAATTAGGCGATACACCGAATTTGAAAACCGAGACGAGGATCAGCGGATCGCCGAAGGGTGGTTCTTCCGCCACGAGGATGCTGGCGACGGCTGGGTGCTGCCCAGGGATGTGATCGAGCGGGCCTGCAGCGAGTGGAAGAAGTGGGGCAACGTGAGGGAGATGCACGATCCCCGCTCAGCCGTCGGCAGGGCGGAGCGCGTGGAGTGGCGCCCAGAGGGTGGATGGCTGGCCGCGAAGATTGTGGACGACGATGCCTGGACCAAAGTCAAGGAGGGAGTCTACAAAGGCTTCTCTGTCGGCGTTGTGCCCCTGGCCGTCAAGGGTAGACGAGTCACTAGGGCCAAGCTGATCGAGGTTTCTCTCGTCGACAGGCCGCAGGATGACGACGCCAGGATCGAGGTGGTGAGGTCGGCCGACTCCGCTTACGAGGCTGCCGCTGAAATCGCCAAGACCGGTTCTCTGGAGGATCTCAGAGATTACCTTTCTCTGATTCTCAGATCCGACGATGGAGAAGATGCAACCATCTCTGCCGAAGACAGGGATTCTTCCGAGAGTTTCTCAGGAGACAGGAATTCTTCTGAGAAACTCTCGGAGAATGAATTGGAGGGGGGAAGCGCCCAGCCAGAGCCTGACCCCAGCCCGACGGTTGCGGGCGCGGTGGCCGAGATAACGGCCGAGATCAGGGAGGCGGTCAAGACGATCGCATCCGAAACGGTCAAGGTTGCCGCCTCTCAGGCCAAGCCCGTCCTCAACCCCGAGGCCGCCAACAAGCCGAGGGTCGAGATACCGCAGAATCTGCAAGAGCTCGACAACGCACATAGGATCCGGCTTGCGGCGGCGCTGCTGGCAGCAACGAAACAAGGAGGCTAAAATGAATCCGATCTTTCTCAACCCCGAAGACTGGCTGGGCGACCAGCCTACCGAGCCCATTCAGCGCGGCATCACCGCCGGCATGGCTGGCTTTCCGGCTCGCGAGGATCTCGAGCCGATCGTAAAGGTCCTCGCCCCTACCGACACCCCTATCCGCAACCTGCTGCCCCGCAAGCCCGGTGCTGGTGTGGCCCACCAGTTCCGCCAGGCCGTGAGCATCGGCGGCGGTTACGGCTTCTCGACCGCCACCACCTCGGCCGGTTCTTCCTCCACCACCGTCAGCGTGGCCAGCACGGCCGGACTCCGCGTTGGGGACTACGTGTACTTCGCCACTGCGGCTGCAACCAGGCAGGTTACCGCCGTCAACAGCGCGACGCAGTTCACGATCTCCGCGTCCGCATCCTGGGCGAGTGGCGAGCAGGTCTACCGCCTGGCCGACTATCCGCATGGCGGATCCGCCATGCAGGGGTTCTTCTCGGAGGGTGGATCTCCCGACGAGTTCACGCCGGCGTTCACCAACAAGATCCAGGCTTTCAAGCTCCTGGGAGTCCGTGGCAGCATCACCGGCCTGGCTCTGTCGGCTGGCGCCAACTTCCAGGATCAGCTGGCTTTCGCCAAGACCTCGGCCTTGCGCAACCTGCTCCTGATGGAGGAGAACGCGCTTCTCAACGGCTCTTCCACCGATGTGAAGAAGCCTTGGGGCGACGGTTCGAACAACCACGCGTTCGACGGTCTGCTGAACCAGATCAGCGTCGCCAACGGCACCCCGGCTGGCAATATCCAGTCCTCGGTCGGCGCCCTGACGCTCGCCCACATCAATGATCAGCTGGTCAACGTGTGGCAGGCTGGCGGCAGCGAGCCCTTCATCGTGGTGAGCGGGCAGGAGGCGAAGTCGCTGACCAAGCTGGCGCAGAACGCCGGCAGCGGCATCTACATCGCCACCAATCCCAGCGAGGCGAAGTTCGGTCTGAAGATCGGCTGGGTCATCCATCCGGTCACCGGCGAGATGGCGGACATCGTGGTCAGCCGCTTCCAGTCCCCCGGCACGATCCTCTTCGGATCCAAGACCGGCCCCGATGGCACCCCGGCTGCGGAGGTGGTGGTGCTCCCGATGGTTGGCAGCCAGGCCAACCCTGCCGAGATGATCGGCGGGTACTGGGCCCAGGATATTCCTGCGACCCCGGCGGCCCCGATGGTCTACGGCTATCTCGTTGCGGTCGCTGAGACGCTGTGCGTCTATGCTCCGCAGGTCTTCGCCAAGTCCACCGGAGTGGCCCCCGCGTAACTCCTCTACTATAACGGTGGGGGGAGAAATCCCCCC